CTGCTCGCGCAGCACAAGAGATGGACGCAATCAGGTCAGGAAAGCTTGCTAAGTTTAGAAAAACAGGCTAACCCAACGCTCACGGAGGAACTTGTTTTGCCTATTGACACCAAAACAGGTGAAGCTATTTATGGACGCATTATTGAAATCTCGGAAGGTCTGGGAGAAATCAGGGGCACCTTGAATGAAGTCTTAAAGCAAACCACAGATACCAATGGACGTGTTTCAAAGCTTGAAGAGGAAGTCCAAAACCTCAAGAACCTAAAATACTGGGTCATGGGAATAGGCGCATGTTTATGTGCTGTATTAGCTTTAAGTTACAAGTTGATGGAAATTTACAAACTGATGGCGTCAAAATGACTAACTTCCTCAAATCCTTTCCTGATTACTTGCCGCACGAGAATAGCCAAGTCTATTACAACACCGAATCCAAAAAAGTCTTCAGCCAATCATTCATCTTTGAACACTCACACGATGAAATCAAAGCTCTGCACTCCAAACCTCCTACCAAAGAGTGGCAGTTTTATTTCAATCGTGAACCTTCACAGGAACAAAAAGACCACCTGATAAAGAGCTTCACAAATGCCTGAGATGGAAGTAAGCGAGTTGCAATTCCGTGATACCTTACCCAAAGACATGCAAGGTAGTTTCACCCAAATCATCTCCAACCGTGAAGCGCGGGAAAACACATCCAAGCAGGTTTGTGTTTTTCTATTGTTCATCGCTATTGTCCTGTTATTGATTGTAGTTTTCAAAATCGTGCTGCCTGAGGTACAATGAGCTATAAAGCATCAACCCTAGTCCTCTTGACATCACTGTTTGCTCTAGCATGGGGATTTCTAAATGCCTGAACCGCAAATAGTCATAAACGCTTCCGAAATCCTCAGGGTTATTGACTTTCCGCGCGAACGCAATAACCCCTATGAAACGTTTGAAAAACAGTTCATGGTGCTGCGCTATATGATGGGAGACACAACACCTAGTGGTCCCGTCTTGGAAGAACTTTTGGCCCAGATAGAAAGCTTACGCGCCTCTTGGCGTGATATCAACTCATGGAGACAAGAAGTCATGGCAACACTTGATCAAATGAACGCAGCAGTTACTAAGCTCAGTGACGCAACTACACAGGTGGGCACAGCAATCACCTCTGTGGGTGCACGCATCACGGCCCTTGAGGATACCATCAAGAACATGGGACTCACTCAGGAGCAAGAAGATGCTATTCTTGCACAGCTTGGAGGGGTAGGAGATACACTGAAAACTGCGGCGGACAGCCTCACGGCTATGGGTACCACACCAACGGAACCTGTTCCTGTTGAGCCGCCCCCGCCTGTGGAGCCTGTTCCTACGGAACCTCCTGCTAACCCAACAGGGAGACGCCCTTAACTCAGGATGGTCTGAGACAACCACAGCAAGCAAAACCCAAGCCTTAAGCCTTGACCAACATCATCCAACTCGCTACAGAGGGGCGCGCTTCAGACGTATTCCGCGATCTGCGGGTGCGTTCCCTCTATAGCAATTACTTCTTCGTTAAAACAATCCTCAACTATCCAGAATTGACTGATTATTTCCATCAAGTTGAGATGGAAGAATTCCTAGATAGGCGCGCTGATGGGGTCCGCAAGCAGTGCATCGAATGGTCCCGTGGTTTTTTCAAATCCACATGTTTCACCATCGGCACCTCAATATGGATGACTCTTCCTGTCACAGAGCAAGACACCGATTACGCCATCTATAAACTAAAGATTGACGAAGAACAATGGCTTCGGCGTGCCTCCTTGCACAATCAGAACATCCGTCAACTCCTAGCCTTTGAAACTGCTGACAACGCTATCAAAAAATTGATGGAAATCAAATGGCACTTCGAGCAAAACGAACTCTTTCGCTCAGTGTTTCCGGAAATCTCCTTCACTGGTGACGAACCTGTATGGAATAATGAATGTCTCATCATCCGTCGCACCTCCAGCGGTGGCCGTCACCAAGAAGGCACCTTTGAAGCCATAGGTGTAGGAGGCACTCTCCAATCTCGCCACTACGATGAAGTCTGGGAAGATGACCTTGTAGGTAAAAACGCCGTAGAAAGTGACACTGTGATGCAAAAAACCATCCGGTGGCATGGCCTTCTAAGCGGTTGCTTCGTTGACGCAGCACGCCAAGTCCGTACAGTCATTTCAAACCGATGGGCTTTGAATGATCTCAATAGCTACATCCGAGCAAATGAACCTGACTTCCACTTCCACACTCGTAGTGCAATCTACTTTGACAGCGAAGACGGGCAAGAAAAACCCACCTTCCCTTACGACGGCGAAGGAAAAGAACGCTTCACTGTGTCCAACTTGTACGCCATCGAGCACTCAGGCTCTATGACGCGCTATGATTTCACTTGTCAATACCTCAACTCTCCCCAATTACCTGGTGAAAATGATGAAATCATACGTTCATTACACAAATTCATCGTCCGTGAAGGCCGCATAGAGTGTGATTGTGGTGCAAAGTGGTATCCAGAACAACTTTCCATTTACATTCACTACGATCCCTACAACGCCAAGGGCACTGGAAGCACATCATGTCCCGCCATAGTGGTCCCCGGCCTTTCCCCAGACAAACACATCTTCCTCCTAGACTGGTGGATGCACAAAGGCATCTACGAACAAGTCTATTCCAAACTTTATGAGTATAATGACCAATGGAAACCTGGCATTTTCACCTACGAAGACGTAGGACACCAGAACATGACCGAATTTCACATCCGTGAAGTAGAAAAGAACCCAATCCACACCAAACGACATCGCAAATTCCCGCGCATTGTGCCTGTAAAAACAGGTGGCCGTGAAAAAATCTCCCGCATTCGTGACCATTTCCTCCCCTACATCGACCAAGGCAAGTTCAGTGTGCGTCCAACCAAGCACATAATCTTCACAGAAATGCTCAAATCTTTCCCAAACAAGGTTCTTGATCATGATTATGACCTTCTTGACGCCTTAGCACAGGGCGCTACGTTGTGGCGCTTCCCACTAGAACAAGACATAATCGAAAAAGAATCCGAAGATGAGCAAAAGCTCCTCAAAGAACTAGGCCGCCCATACACACAGTTGGAGTCTGTACGCTGATATGCCTGCTCCTCGTGTAGTTCGACCCCCGGCGGAGTTTTTCGACTCTGACAGACGCTTATTTCTTGAAGATTACCTGCTTGAACAGTGGAAACGGGCCGAAGATGCGCGTCGTGAACAAGTTGATGAAAAATACCGTGCATGGCAACGTGAATATGACGGTGTTCCTCGTGTGCAAGAGCGTGTCTTGCCGTGGCCGGGGGCTTCAAACTATGTCGTACAAGTCTGTCGCATGTTCGTAGACACCTACGTGGCCCGCACTCTCAACATCATCTTCGCTACACGCCCACTCTACACCCTAGACTTCCTTCCCTCCGACATCAAAGACAGCACACAAAAATATCTCAACAAAAAAGCCCTCACCGAATGGAAACACTATGATCTGACCAAGGGAATGCTTCAGCGCGGCACCAAGAACGGTACTGTAGTCACCAAAACCACCTACATCGTAGAACAAGAATACGATGTCAACGTCTCTCAAGAAGACGAATCATCATTTTCTGAAGATTTAGTGACCACATATGATGGTCCAAAAACAGAAAACATCGCTTTCGAGGATTTCTACATCTATCCAATCACATGCAATCGTCTTGAGGATGCGGAGATAATTTTTCACCGAATTAGGCTAGTCGAGGAAGCCGCCGTGAGACGTGCTTTTGACAATGGATGGCCCATTACAGAAGATGAAATCCGCTCCTCATGCAAAGTTCCTTTAGATATCAAGCGTGATGAAGAACAAAGTCGCGCGGGAGTAAGTGATCCGTGGCTCCGAGAGCTACAACTCATTGAGTGTCATCTTAAATTCGACCTGATGGCTGATGGCAAGCACTATAAAATCATAGCTTTGATTGACCCAGTGACTGGTAGACTCTTTGATCTATACTATCATCCCTACTATCGCAATCTGCAAATCTTCCGTGACTACCGTCCATGTCCCAAGGAAGACTTTTTCTTCGGTGATTCATGGGTGCAAATTCTCTCCCAGACCCAAGACGAAGCCTCTAGCATCCACAACGACCGGCGCAATGCTTCGTACATCATGAACTCTCCCATATTCAAGCGTAAACGCAACGCTATGGTTCCTAATCCTTCTACCACATGGTACCCAGGTAAGGTATGGGACTTAGAAAACATGGACGACTTCGAAATTGTGCCGCTGCATGGCAACTATAACGACATGCTTGGAGAGGAAAATCACGATCTTATGTTGGCGGAACGCACGATAGGATTGGGCGCTCTGCAACAAGGCAATGCTTCAGGCATGATGGGGAAACGTGGCATTTACAATGCAGCAGGAACCTTGGCTGTGATCTCTGAAAGCAATCAACGCCAAGACACCAACATCCGTGACGTGCGTGAAGTTCTTGGAGATATAGCTAAGAAATGCTACATCTTGCAAGCCGTTTATGGAGCTAATGACCCGTCAATTGACGCCTATCCTCCGCAAGTAGCTGCGCAAATCCGTCAAGGTCTAGCCATGATCTCGCCTGATATGCTTAAAAACAGCTACTTTGAAATCAAGCCCTCTGACGCGGGAGCCAACAGTGAAGTTGCTAAGGCCAATATGATGCAAATTGCCCAAATAATAGGCCAATACGGTGCAAACGTGCCAGCTATGGCACAACAAGTCATGACCATGAGCAAAAACCCGCAAATGGTTCAAATCCTCCTTCAGACCATCAGAATGCAAAAATGGATGGCGGGGCAACTTTTGAGGGCTTTCAACGAATATGACGCAGAATCATACTTACCAGACATCGAAAGAATCTTATCAGGAGCAAGCAGTCCAACAGGCCAAGGACAAACAACTAGCGGAGGACCGGAAGAGTTTCTATCGCAAGTTTCCTCCGGAGCAAGCAATGGAATTGACCGCGCTTCCATCCAACAGAATCTGGCCAGCATTGCAAACATACCTATACCAAATGCTCCTAGCACTTGATGAGCAAATATGGGCCGCACGGGATATGAATGATGTACTACTATTGAAAGGACAGCGTAGGGCGGCACTTACAATGCTGCGTATGCCCGACGAAATGAAACAAATGATAGCTGATCTCAAAGGAACAGAAGATGTGGAATAGATACACTTACGGTCTACTTTTTGACCCAGATCAAGGACAAGATGGGACAGGTGTGGCAACACCAGATGACGGTGGATTGCCTGACCCTACACCGCCTGCTGCCCCCAGTCAAGACGCTGAGTTGCAGCAGTTGCGCCAGCGTGTGCAGCAATTTGAGCAACGCTTTGAGCAAGCTCGACAACAACCTGTGCCTCAGAGACAAGCTCCTGTACCACAGGGCCAACCCTTTACCAAAGTAGATGCAGAACGACAATT